TTTGAAGCGATAGTCTTGGGAGACCATCTCTTTAATCTGTGCCATCTCCTCTTTACTAGGAGCTTTCTGATTTTCCTGCAACATTGTCAGCACTTCGCTGGCAAAGATGTCTTGGATTTCTCGGCGGTCAAGCGGAGACAAATCAGGAATCGGCGTAGGCACAATGTCCCAAGGGGGCGTGCCACTATCGAGTAAGATGTCCCGCAACCAGCTTTCTGCTGCACGACACTTTACTTCGGTAATCATCATGTAAATTTCTGAACCACCTTGTTGCTTAATCTGGCTCAGCTTGTCAGGTTCGTACTGCCCATTGCGCTGACGCAATGCACGCAGCATCTCATCTTCAATAGGCTTCTTAGCAATCTTAGCAACGTCCCAACACATACGAACGTGTTCAGACAAACCCAACATCATTGGTTGGTTCTGGCGTTCCTGCAAAGCCTTTGCCGTCGCTTCCTCGTCTTGTTTGTCGAGTTCAGCGTTGGAGACTACGCGAAGGAAAGTTAAGCCTGCCATGTTTTAATCTTCCTCAGTATCCGGACGTTTACTGGTCTTGTACTCTTGGACTTCCATGATGTCTTCAATGGTCATTGCTGGCATTTTATACTCATACATTTTCATTGGCTTTGGCTTACCAGCAAGGCCACTGTTATCCATCTTGGGATTATCCGAGAAGACTTGCGAAGTTTTGCCGACTTTAATCTTTGCCATACCTAGCCCCCGATTATCAAACTACTAGATATTGTAGTATGCACATAGCAAGAAGTATACAGGCTGTCAAAGTTTTTGTGCAAGTAAAAAAATCCCCGGGACGTGACCCCGGGGATGAATGGCGTGAAGGAGACGCCCGTGACAACTGCTGCGAACCCATCATATCAAGTCCAACCCAAACTTGCAACAGGCTTTATATCTCTACGTTGGGCTAGTCCATGCCCCTCGCCAACGCTGGCGATATGGAGCATTAAGTACTGTAGGGCTTCAGCAACGTGTGAATGTTTGTTCTTGTCAATATCCCCATCTCCTTTGGGTTTATAGCGGTAGCCCCCCATCATGGCAGCCTTTAGCTGCGTACACGTCGGGTCAACTAAGAAGGCTGGGTCGCCGTCTACTTGCCTCATCAGGTAGTCGTCCACGGCATTAAGCCGTGCCGACACATTGTTGGTCTTAGCAGGAATAACCTTTAGCCCCTCGGCTTTGATGATGTCTACTGCACTGCGCTCGTCGGTCTGCGCCCGCTGCACACCCGCAGGGTCTACGACCACTAAGATGGGTGCACCGCCAAATTTTTCGTAAATCATCGGCTTGAGCATGGTGCGTACAAAACGCTGGATGCCCATGTCAAACGATACACACTCGCCAAGTATCAGTGCCCGACCACGTGGGTCTTGCTGCCCAATGACTGCGGCGGGGGTAAGCCCTAAGTCCATGCCGATAACGATGGGGCGTACGCCGTTGGATATAAACCGAAGCCGTTGTTTAGCCATGTGGTAGTCCGGCCTGAAGTATTTGTAGACAGGCATACCGGCGGAGGACAACCCGTAGTCCCCGTCAATATAGACGCGGATGTATTCTTCCGAGCGACCTTGGGTATCGTAGTATCCGTCGGGGAGATTCTCAATGTTCTCAGCCTGTGGGCTTCTACCCGAGGGTTGCTTGAACACATCCCAGCCGTTGTCGTTGGCTGACACCCCGTCTTTGGGGTCAAGCCCCTCCATCTGGTAATACCACCACGTATCCATAGTCGGTGGGTTGGTATCCCCCCACATCCCATGCCACGTCGGGCCACCGTCTTTAGCCGACGGAAAACGCCCAATACGTTTAGACATCGCATCAATAATGTCGGGGTGAATATCCCGGCACTCGTTAAACCATGCGAAGGTCAACTCCAAGGAGTTCAAGTTAGCTACGTCATCGGCGTCGTCCAGCGCTCGGAACATAATCTCGCACTCAACATCCCCCACCTTAAAGAAGTAAGTCTTGGTAGTGCGCATGTACTCCCCGCACTGTCCGGGCGGGAACCAATCCAAGAACGTCTTGATGGTTGTATCTTGCAACTGCCTTGCGGTTTCACGGACAATAGCCGCCCGCGTGCGCCGCACGCCTTGGGCATTTGGCTTTTGGGTACTGGCTCTACGGACAATCTCAAACGAAGAAGTTACTGACTTACCCGAACCTACCGGCCCCATGAGTACTCGCATCTTAGCGTTGGACTCCATGAATTTTGCCCCGGTAGGAGGCGGCGTGTAGTTAATATTCAGTGCCATTAAATCTCCTGTACTAGCATGACCACAAATTCCCGGCCACGTTTTTTGTGCTTTGTAATCTTTGTCCGAAAGGACACACCCGCGTCTTTTAACATAGTTGTAAAGTTATGATACTCCACAGAACTATTTAACACCACCGAACGAAACCCGTCATAGGAAGTAGTAAACCTACTCTCTAAGTGAGATGGCAGGGGCATCCGTAACCTCGACTGTTTGTGCTTCAATCACTTGGGCTTCATGTTCTTGCCCACCCAAATTAATGGTGATGCGTACACCACCATTCGCATTGTTGTCGACCTCAGTAGTTTTTGGCTCAAGCCCGCCCCACTTAACGGTTGACTTGATTAGGTCAGCCTTGACTGCGGGGGATACGGCTGGGTCGTGAATCAACATCCAAGAAGTTGTCAGGAGTTCTTCCGCTTGGGCGCGGGCCTTCAGTCGGAATGTAATTCCTTTTTCCCGGACTTCCTCTCGGTAATGCTCCACTTTCTTAAGGAACACGGGGTCGCCATTGAAGATAAGAATCTCATTAGCCGTGATGTTGTGGCGTGTCATGACTTCCTGCAAAGTCTCGCCACTCCCCTCTAGCGTGAGGGCAATGTCGAACGCCAGCCTATCTGACCATTTAGTGTGGTGTAGTGGTAGGGTATCCATAGCCGGAATATAACACAGCAACTTACTTAGGTGTCAACAAGTTTAGTTATACGGAGATTAGGGAAGTTACGCCGTGGAGCTAACTTTACACGTTCCTTTTTTTGGGTCTTGCTTTAAGCGGTTTACCTATATAGGGGCGGGGGTCAAAAACGCAATCCATGTACCCCCCTGCCAGCCAGCCACAAAGCAAGCCAAAACAAAAACCAAAACCAAAAAGCATCAAGCCACAAGCCTTGAAAACAGGCGTATTTGACAATTTTGTAAAGTCTGGCAATCTGAAATTGTCGTATGCAAATGCAAACGATTCAGACGAAAGTCTGATGTTCATTAACAACTTAGGAGAATCAAATGAGCACACATGCTCCTACCGCTAAGCGGTCGATTGCCCCCGTTACTGTGACGGTTGAAATCACAGCTACCCGTATCAACGAGAACGGTACGCTCTCAGGGATTACGGCAAAGGTTGTGAAACAGCCAATCAAGGGTAACGAGTTTAAAACCTCGGTCCCCCCAATGGCAGGCGGTGCAGTCTACCTGAAAGCAGATAGTCTTGAAGGATTGGTAATTCAAGACGGTGCGACTCAGGTACAAGCCGTAAAGCGTAAGTTGTTCTCGTAACCCAACCCCCGACTGGTGACAGCAGTCGGGTTCTTTTTAAACCATGAGGAGAAATCCAATGAAGGTACGTAAACAAGAGTCGTATAGGTTCTGTGTCAAGTGGATAGAGAATGATTCAATCTACTTTCGCTGGTTCAAGCGTGATAGATACGCTGTACAGTTCCAGCAAGAGTTAATTGATGATGGAATTCTACCCGAGAATGTTCGGATTCATATGAAGTAAACCACAGGAGCGGAGCCGAAAGGCTCCCTCCCTAACCTTACAGGAGAATTAAATGGAACATTACCGCAAATTTCTACAACAGGAAATGCAAAAGCCAATCCAAACCCGCAACATCTTCATGGAACATGAGCGGAAACAGGAACGGCGGGAAACAATCAAGGCTTTACTCGCAGCAATCGCCATAGCACCAGTACTTTATGCACTACTCTGGATACCAATGGCGATGTTCTAACCACCCAACCCGTCGAAAGGCGGGTTTTTTTACGTCCAAAACTTTACATTCTTTATCTATAGTATATAAAACCATACGCCGGGGGGTGCAGGCACGATACTTTTACGCTATATCGCACATAATCTATAAGCAATCTAAGTTGTATGGCCCATATAGATTGTTGTAAGGTTAAACTTGACACGCTAGAACCCAATGTTTATGCGGGTCTTAGCCATGTGATAGTAGAGTTAATCTAAATAATCTAAATAATCTATTCAATATATACATATACCCTTTCCTCTAGGGCTAAGACTGTAAAGTTAAGGAGGGCGGGTGAATGTTGTCACCATAACCTTACAAGATTATTTATATCATTTAGATTATTGCCCCGTAAGTTGTTGATTCTTTTAGGAATTCCTAACAATCTAAGTTTTGTATTTGACTACTTTCTTTGGATGTGTTACTCGCGGTGTTAGATTATTGGCTGACCTTGTATAATTACACAACTCAGCCGACCCCTCGAAGTGAGTGCTCGCTAACCCGCAAACCCTTGCCCAGCCTGTGTTTGCATTTTTCGCTGGGTCTGGCAATCTGGTCGAGTCCCTGCCACACAGCAGTAAGACAATGTATGTAATGTAAATTAACTAACTTCAGGAGTAATACAATGCAAGCAACTGTGAAGAAGTCCATCAAGCCAGTAACATTCACCATTACTGTGGTAGCCAAGAAGGTTAACGAGAATGGTACATTCTCATCCTTTGAGGTACAGAGCGTTAAGGGTAATGTAAAGAACAACACCTTTAAGGTAGTAGCCCCACCACAAGCAGGAGGTGCACTGTACATCAAGTGTGAAACACTTGAAGGTATGGAAGTATTGCAGGAAGGCACTACAACTAATGCACCTAAGCAGAAGTTGTTCTAACCCAACAGGGCAGACTAACCCTCTGCCCTTTCTCTTTTCATCAACATGTTCATAGGAGATTATATGAAGTGGACTATCCGTAAAACACCCAGTGGTTACGTTGTAAAGTTTAAGCATGAGGCAGACAACCAAGTGTTCCCTAACAGGGCATTGGCGTTAGCTTACATCAACCATCGTGTACTATCCTCGATGGGGTTATGACATGAATAGCCTATTTAGTTTAAATGGGCTACCTCGTGTAGCCAATAGCAAGTGTAAACCTTACGTTGTAGAGTGCAAACCCTTTAGGGGTAACAACCTCTTTGGTATCTTCTCGCTGATGGATGCAGACCAAGAGGTCTACACTGTGTACAGTTACGGGGAACACTTCCCGTTATACATACACACTAACGGCATGTGGTTTGAGAATGAGGATAGGTTTAGTGCCTCTACCCTTAAACACAGTAGCCAAGCTAGACCCTCTGATACCACCATCAAACTATCCACACGATGGATGCAACGCCTAGCCAACAACGGCTATCAGGGGATTGCCCAAGAGCGTGTACTTTCAACCGAACCATTGGAGGAAGCATGATTGTCAAAGTAGATTCATGGCTATATCGCCTTATCCTTCGTATGCCTATATTCGTACCCCACTCTATCGAGTATTGCAGGGTGGGTAGTGACTACCTAGGCTATGTCCGTGTCAACTGGTGTAAACCTAGGAGGTATTGATGGAAGATTATCACTTGCCCATATGTACCAACTGCTATGCCGTAAGGGTAGAACCTCAACGCCGTAAGATGGTAAGACCAACGTGCCTGCGGTGTGGTGAGGCAGTAGCCAAGCAACGTAAGTTTACAGTAGCTTGTAACAACAAGCAGGGGTATGAGCTTATCACTAACCCTGACTACCTTAAACAACTTAACCCAAAGAGGACAACATGAAACGACCAACACGATACATCTTATGGATGCTTTACGGACTAATCATGGGTGGCTTAGTTGCCTACTTGATGTCATGAGAAAGCTATTTGACTGGGTGCTTTCTGCTTTATTGATGCTTGCTTTCTGCATCTTTATGGCAGTCATAGCCATCGAATGGATG